GAAAATGACATGTCTAAGTATGAAGCCTCACAACGCAGTTTCGTATTAGCCCTTGAGTTCTTGGTGTATGACGGTGTAATTAGCCGTTGTGCGCCTGCGGACAGGGAGGACCTGGTCACAGTTTTCCCTGCAAAATGCATCAAGCCGGTCAGTACAGGTTGTGGTGTCAAAGCAAGTTTTGAATGGTGTCGGGGGTCAGGAGATCTCGACACATCTATCGGAAATGGCGTAATTAATTATATAACAACAATGTACTTTATGTGTATCAACTCATGTGAAAAGAAGAGCGGCTGTAAAGTTGATGGTACATGTTGTAAATCATTCGAAGAGTTCGTCTTAAAAGGAGACGACTCCTACGGTTGCGCGTACAACAACAAACTAATAAACACATACTCTTATTTTGGTTTGGACGCGAAATTAATTTTTCGTGAAGACGCAATGGACACAGAATTTTGTAGCGGGAATTTCGTGCGAGTAGGAGGTGGCAAGTTTTATTATGTGCAAAAGTTGCGCAAATTATTAACATCAGTTAGTACTATAATAAACTTGGACATAATCAAAAACGGCTGGGTAGGCCATTACATCAAGAGTTTGGGTCTGATGTATAAGGTCCTTTATAAGAACATACCAATATATGAAGATTTTGCGGACATGCTCGTTAACATTAACAACAAACACGGGCTCAATATAAATCTCATTGAAAACATTTCATATGGTACATTTGAGGCTTTCAGCAATCCGGGTAATGCTACGGTAGACTCGGTTCCTGAAACGCTCTTTGATATATCTAATAACAACGAAATGTCATACGCCGAATTGGACGCATTAAGAGCAACATTCAATAACACACGGATAGTGTTGCCCGACGCACTTAACAACAGGTGTTGTCGAAAATCAAAGGTCAACGAACCTGATCTTAGACTCAGTGAATTAATATCGAACTGGGTCAACAAGACCGAATTGAGCAAATCCGCAAACGGCATTCGAAGAATGTTGACTCGCTGCAGACATCATCCACTTGATGTCTTAAAACAACT